AGAAATGCGTAGTCAAGGTGTTGGGTCAAGCGTTATGCAGGACTTAATTGATTACGCTGACCAAACAGGAAAGCAAGTCAGACTGTCTCCATCATCTGATTTTGGTGGTAGTCCAACAAGACTTAAAAAGTTTTATAAAGAATTTGGGTTTGTTGAGAATAGAGGCAGAAATAAAGATTTCACCACTAGAGAAACAATGATCAGAAATCCAAAATTAGAAAATGATCAAACGCAATAGTCAACCAATTAACTAAATAACGACAATTACTTAGGAATCGAATCGAATGGCTGAAAGAGGTGGACAAGTTGGCAACCAGAACGCTGCAAAGAGCAGACTGTTCTATGACAAGTTGCGCCTTGTTTTGGTGCAAGAGCCTCACCGCCTCAGAAGCATTGCCGAGCAACTGGTAAGCCAAGCCGAGGCGGGAGAGCCTTGGGCGATCAAAGAAATCATCGACCGAGTGGATGGCAAAGCTATTCAGGCGACAACGATTGAGAACGCAGATGGAACACCCCTCTTGGGTGGGATTCAAGTCACATTCATTAAGCCCGAATGAGCGATGTAACTGATGCAATTGCCAAGGCAGAGTTTCCCGTTAAGTTGGAAGGTCTGTTTAAAAAGAGCCGTTACAAGGTTCTTTATGGTGGAAGGGGTGGGGCTAAGAGTTGGGGAATAGCAAGAGCCTTACTGATTAAAGGCGCAAAAGACCCAATCCGCATACTGTGCGCCCGTGAGTTTCAGACATCCATCAAAGATTCGGTTCACAAGTTACTGTGCGACCAGATCGAAAGTCTTGGGCTTCTCAGCTTCTACGAGATCACCCAAACAAGCATCAGAGGCAGAAACGGCACAGAATTTAGCTTTGTTGGCCTAAAGAACAATGTCTCAAACATCAAGTCCTATGAGGGCGTTGACATTTGTTGGGTTGAGGAAGCGCAGACCACAAGCCGACTGAGTTGGAACATCCTGATCCCGACCATCCGAAAGGAAGGCTCAGAGATTTGGATCAGCTTTAACCCTGAGTTGGAGACAGACGAGACTTATCAAAGGTTTGTGGCAAACCCACCCGCAGACTGCATCACCATGAAGGTGAATTGGTCAGATAACCCTTGGTTTCCCGACACTCTTAAACTTGAGAAAGATGCCCTCAAACAAAGGGATGAGGAAGCCTACAACCAAGTTTGGGAAGGCTTATGCCGACAAACTGTGGATGGGGCAATCTTTGCCAAAGAGATGCAACAAGCCGAAAAGGAAGGGCGCATTTGCCGTGTTCCTTATGACGCTACAAAGCCTGTACACGCTATTTTTGACTTGGGATGGTCAGACAGCACAGCCATTTGGTTCTTGCAGTTTATAGGCATGGAAACCCGCCTCATTCGGTACATTGAGGACAGCCAAAAGACCATCAGTTATTACTTGGCGACCATGCAGACTTATGGGTATGTGTACGACAAGATTTGGCTTCCCCATGATGCGGAGAACAAAACATTGGCAGCGGCTGGTCGGTCAATTGACGACATCGTGAGAGCCGCAGGGTACAAGACCGAGATCATGCCAAGAGTGCCAATCGTTGACTCAATCAATGCCGCAAGGACAATCTTCCCAAATTGCTACTTTGATAGGGAACACACAGCGGATGGTTTGGCTTGCCTGAGACATTATCGGTATGAGGTTGACCCTGAGACAGGACAGTTCAGCCGTAACCCTCTGCACGACCACTACTCACACGGGGCAGACGCATTTCGTTACATTGCCCTTATGATCAAAGAGCCGCCTAAACGCAAAAAGTCAGCGCAGATTGCAATGGCAAGCGGATGGATGGGATAATTAGGCATCAATAAAGGGCTGAATATGGCTTACCAAGACGAATCAGGAAGTAACAACAAGATTAACGAGGTGATCAAGTTCTGGCGCTTGGTCAACGATGCCGACTCCACCAACCGAGCAGAAGCGTTGATGGATGTGAAGTTTGCCGCTGGCGACCAATGGCCTGTTGAGATTCAAAACTCACGCAACCTTGAATCCCGCCCTTGCCTGACGATCAACAAAATTGACGCATACATTCGTCAAGTGACCAATCAGCAAAGGATGCAACGCCCCCGCATCAAAGTGCATCCTGTGAATAACTTGGCAGACTACAAGATTGCTCAAGTCATTGAGGGCATCACCCGCCACATCGAGGTGAACTCCAACGCAGACACAGCCTATGACACAGCGTTTGATTACGCAGTTCGCATGGGATGGGGCTATTGGCGCATCAACACAAAGTATGTGAGCGAGACTTCTTTTGATCAGGAAATCTTTATCGACACCATTGATAACCCTTTTACAGTCTATTTCGACCCTAATTCAATCCTCCCTGATGGCTCAGACGCAGAGCGTTGCTTGATCACAACAGTGATGGACAAGAAGATATTTAGGGAGAATTACCCAGGCGCTGATGACGGGGCAAACTTTCAGCAGCGTTCCACTGGTGACGATACTGCCGCATGGCTAACCAAAGAGGACATTCGGGTTGCTGAATACTTCTACATTGAGCGTGAACGAGCCAAACTGTATTTGCTCAGTGATGGCACATCAGGCTTTGCCGACTCAGACAACTTCTTTGCCCGTGTAGAGGCATCGGGTCTGACTGTGGTTGATGAGCGTGACAGCTTCCGCAAAGCCGTGAAGTGGATGAAATGCACCGCTATGGAAATCCTTGAGGAAAAGACATGGGCGGGTAAATACATCCCTGTTGTCCCCTGTTATGGCGCACAAGTGATCATTGATGACAAGCGTAAAAAGTACGGCTTGGTTAGATTTGCTAAAGACCCACAGAGGATGTACAACTTCTGGCGCACATCCATGACCGAAAGTGTCGCCCTTGCACCAAAGGCTAAGTGGCTGCTTGCCGAGGGTCAAGATGAGGGTCATGAAAACGAATGGGCAATGGCTAACATCAAGTCAACCCCTGTTCTGCGCTACAAACAGAAGGACATTGAGGGTCAACCCGCACCCGCACCAACCCGACTTCAGCCTGAACCACCACCAACAGGCATCATGGAGGCGGCTGGCGCTATTTCCGCAGACTTGCAGATGGTTTTGGGCGTTCTTGACCCCAACCAACTGCCAAGCGGAAACATCTCAGGCAAGGCATTGGCGGGTCAACAGAACCAAGTTGATTTGTCAAACTTCCACTTCTACGACAATATGACCCGTTCTATTCGTCAGACGGGCAAAATCATATTGGATTTGATACCCAAGATTTACGACACCGAGCGAGTGATGCGAATCATTGGCTCAGATGGTCAGCCCGACATGACCACCATCAACCAAGCCAACGCCATTGGTGAAGTGCTGAACGATGTGACTGTGGGTGAATATGATGTGGTGATGGACACAGGGCCAGGCTTCCAAACCAAGCGCCAACAAGCCGTTGAAAGCATGATGCCGTTGCTTACAGGCAATGCAGAACTGTTCAATATTGCTGGTGATTTGGTGTTTAGGAACATGGACTTCCCAGGCGCTGATGTGATCGCAGACCGCCTTGCCGCCATGAACCCATTGGCTCAGATTGATGAGAAATCCGACATCCCACCTGAAGTTCAGATGCGTTTGGCTCAGTCTCAGCAGATGATTGAGCAGTTACAGCAACAATTGCAAGCCGCTGGTCTTGAAATCAACAATCGGATGCAAGTGGCTCAGATCAAAGAGGAAGGCGCTATCAAGCGCAAACTCATGGATGTCACCGCAAGAGCGCACAACACTGAGACCATTAACGAGGCAAAAGTTAATCAAACCAATGTCAAAGCAGTTACTGAGCAGAATAAGACTGAGATTGATGCGTTGGTCAAAATGCTTATTGCAAGAATGTCACCCAATCAATTGTTGGCTGAGATTGACCGCTTGAACGCTGAACAACAGCAATATGCGATGGGTGCGGCAATGGACATTGATCACGAACAAAATCCATTTATGCAACAATAATTGACAGATAATGAATTAGGGTAAATAATTACTCAAACCTTACCAGTGAGGCTCATTGGGAAAATTCTTTGAGGAAACTCAATGTCAGAAGTTCAGGAAGTGCAAGTAGCACAACCAAAGGTCACTACTACTGTGGTGACAAGTGAAAATTTAGCTGAATTTAACGCTAAGAGAATGGGTTTAGCTGATTCAACGCCTAGCGAGGCTGCACCAGTTGCAGAGCCGCCAGAGGTCGATAATGGGCAGAGTGAACCAGTTGAAGCGTCAGAGGAAGCGACAGCAACAGAGGATCGAAAACGAAATCCTAAGTTGGAAATTCGGTTTGAGAAGATAACCAAGCAGCGTGAAGAAGCGAGGGAAGAAGCCCGCAAAGAGCGTGAAGCAAGGGAATCTTTGGAAGCCAAGGTCAGGGAATTGGAAGGTAGGTCAAAGCCTGAGAAGGTTGAAGCCTCTGAAGAACCCCGACCAGAGCAGTTCACAGATATGTATGAATATGCGAAAGCATTGACAGACTATAAAGTGGATCAGCGGTTAGCGGAAGAAAAGCAAAAGGAAGCACAGGCTAAAGTAGAGGCTCAAAGGCAACAAGTAATCAACACTTGGGCAAAGCGAGTTGAATCTGCCAAAGCTGAGATGCCTGATTTTGAGGCGATGGTTGGGTCTGCCGATGTTGTTGTGAGCAACGAAGTGCGTGACGCAATCTTTGAATCAGATGTTGGCCCTCAAGTGCTA